TTACCGCGGATACACGACTTTGCCGTATATCCTTGATTCGTCATAATCCGTGATCGGGATGGGTTGATATTTCTCGTTGTGCGAAATCAGAAATACGCCCTTATCCATGCGACGATACTCTTTTACATAAGCATTCCCATCGAGATAGAAGACACCGATATCGCCGCTTTCAAGCATTGGCTGCATCTGCACCCAGATCTCCTGCCCGTCCTGTAGCGTCGGCTCCATCGAATCGCCGCTGACATGAAGACCGAACGTGGCGCTGTCCGGAACATCATCGGGAACCTCGACCATTTCATAGGAATCACTATCAAGGAACTGCCCAGTACCGGCCGAAGCGCCGATGTCGTACATGGGAGCGGTCCGTCTTCGAAACGGCACAACCCTCTCTCTTAGTTGCACGGGCGCGAACAGGCCGCTTGCAATCAGAAGCTTCTTGTAATCTGCCAGCTTTGCTACACCTTCCCGATTGAGCGAGTATTCTAAATCGGATAGATCGCCAAAGCCGAATACGTTGTAAACATCTTTGACGCCGTAGATGCGACATAAACCAATGAACTGGTCAATCGATGGATTGTTGATTCCGTTCTCCCAGCGACTAACCTGCGCTTTGGTGGTCGGAACGTTCAGCTCGTCAAGCCTGTCGGCAATGTCCTGCTGTACGTAGCCATGCATTTTGCGTAGTGTCCGCAGGATGTCACAGTACTTATTGTCCATTTTTCATCCACCTCCTGTGTTAAACATTCTACTATAGCGAATACGGGTTTGCAATAGAAAATCTCAAAAACGAACACATGTTGGCTATTAATGAATTCAGAATCATGCTTTAATGTCTATGCAAGGAGATCTCTAATAATCCAAACTGACGGAGGCGATGACTGAGATATGAAGACCTATGACGTTAAGTGCCCGATATGCGGTACAGTGAACAAACAGCTATATCTGGATGAAACAAATGGCTGGATGGAGTGCGAGCAATGTAAGAATGTGGTTGGCATCATGAAATGTGTCAAGCGGAAATGCGTACCGCGTTTAATATCGGAGCCGATCATTGCAGCTCGGCACATATCACAATAGACCCTAATACCTGGAGAAAAGGAATGACAGAGAAAACGCGCACATATTTTTGTATTGATATGAAGTCGTTCTACGCATCTGTAGAATGTGCCGAGCGATGCCTGAACCCGTTTGAAACAAACCTTGTTGTTGCAGACATCACACGCGGTAGCAACGCGCTCTGCCTCGCCATCACCCCCAAGATGAAAGCGCAGGGTGTCAAAAACAGGTGTCGACTTTCAGAGATACCGAGAAGTATTCAGTACGAGATCGCAATGCCGCGTATGCAGCTTTACATTGAGTACGCTGCGGATATTTACGGGCTGTACCTGAACTATTTCGACCCGCAAGATATTCATGTATACTCGATCGATGAATCGTTTATCGACGTAACCGGATACTTGCAGGTACTTCAAACAGATGCAGTATCGCTTGCAAAAAGGCTGATGAACGAGATAGCGGACAAGCTGCATATTCCGTCAACGGCTGGCATTGGTACAAATTTGTTTCTTGCTAAGATCGCGTTGGACATTGCAGCAAAGCACGCACGGGATCATATCGGCGTATTGGACGAAGCACGCTTTCGGGAAACGCTGTGGGATCACACACCGATTACGGACTTCTGGATGATCGCAGGCGGGACGGCGCGAAAGCTCGAACGGTACGGCATCACCACTATGCGTGGCATCACAACCGCGCCGCAGGAACTGTTATACAAGGCATTCGGTATCAATGCAGAGCTGCTGATCGATCATGCGTGGGGACGCGAGGATTGCCTGATTTCGGATATCAAGCAATACAAGAGCAAAACAAAGTCGGTGTCGTTTTCGCAGATACTTCCACGGGATTACTCGCTCAACGAAGCTCGGGTGGTCATATCGGAGATGATCCTGAACGGTTGCCAAGAGCTCATGCGTCGCCATGTTATCACTAGCAATATTTGGATTGGCGTCGGATACTCGGGTGACACCCATTCATCAACACACGGCACGACCCGCATTCGTTTAGCGACCAGCCTGAGTTCCAAAATCATGCCAAGTGCGCTTCAGCTGTTCGACCAGGTGGCATTGACGGGCTATAAGATTCGCAGATTGGGTATCAGCTTTGCTGATGTGTGCGATGAAAGCTGCGAGGGATATGACCTATTTACAGACTGGGCTGAGGTTGAGCGCGAGAAGGCACGAGAACGGGCAGTATTGGAAATAACGGATCGATATGGGAAAAATGCTGTACTCCGAGGGATGAACTATTTAGGGGGCGCAATGCAGCGGGAACGCAACGGGATGATCGGAGGTCACCGAGCAGGATATGATGACGCGAAAGGATAGAGCTAAGCAATTTATGCCCTTTGACGCTATGAAGGGGTTGCAGGAAGCGCTGCACGATCGTGAGGAACGGCATTCCCGTGTAGCGCGGCATGACATTTCCGAGGAGCAGCAGATCCAGAACTCAGAGGTTATCATGCGACTGGAAAAGCGTAGTCGGGTAGCGATGGACTTCTACCGAGCATTCCATGACATACACGCGGAGGGGGTCATAACGGAAATCAACCTGGCGTATCGGTATTTGAAGCTGAACACCGAAAAAGTCTGCTTTGAAGATATCTATCGAATCGAAGTCATCGATATCGAGCAAGGGACAAACACAGAGAAGGAGCAGGCCGCATTTTTCTAGGGCGGCACAGGTGAGTGATGAGAATGGACGGCAATGAAACGACATGGAAGGAGCTCTCTCTACATTGCCCCAACTGCGCCGGTATCGTTCGGGGATATACGAATCACGAAGGGATGGTGAAGCTCCAATGCCAGATATGCGGTGTAAACATGGTAATAAAGCAGATGGGCCGCAGACATAATCGCGTTGATATATATGCAGCACCAGGAAAGGATCGACTCAATGATTAGGAGGAATAAGTGGATGAAGGAAATCAAAAAGTTTGTTAATGAGCGCAACACGGCGCTGTTCAGTCTCGATCGAGCACGGATTGAAGCTTTCTTTGAGAAATATAACCTTGAGAAACCTGTAAACGATACGGCGTTCTGGGCAGTTGTATATAAGTGCATCTGCAGCATAACGAGCGCGCCGCCCGATATTGCGGCGCAAGCGAGCGCCTGGTTACTGGAGCATGGTATGACACCCGAGATTTCATAACCTTACACATAATCGAATAAGCGGTATCACGACGGCATGGTCGGGCTGAAAAAGAGCCATTCATAAATCCATATCAGGTCGATACCCGTGATCCACGGTTGGTTTAGCCAGAAGTAATAAATGAGAGGCCACCGGCAGATAGATTTCGAAAGAAGTCTACCTTTGCCGGTGGCCTTTTCCTTATGCAAAAAACCGGCGAATATTTTTCTGAACCGCTCATTAGGTGAGCAGTTCGTTTTTTAAGCTCAATACAACGAAGGACGAAAGGAGGTGCAGAGCGTGAGGAGCGCACTTGAGCGCAGGCAATCAATACTGGAAGTTCTTAGCGATCGACGTGGAGATACCGTTGATCGTCTAGCTTCTAAATTTGGCGTATCAAACGTGACGATTCGCCGCGATATAGAAATTCTCTCCTGCTCTGCACCGATCTACACCGTGCAGGGAGGTGCTGGCGGAATCCGTGTCGCGGACGGCTGGTACGTCGGTCGCCGTTATCTGCACGATGATCAAGAGGCAATGCTTCGGGAGCTCATGGACGGACTGCAGCCGGACAAACAGCAGCTGATGCAGAGCATTTTGACGTCCTTCGCAAAGCCCAAGGTGAAAGAGCAATGATAATCAACGCAAAGAATATCGGAGAAAAAACATGGAACAGATCATAACCAATCGGATGCCTGTAAGGGCGCATCCATACGACCATCAGAAGTGCGCATATGAATTTGCCTGCTGCTCGTTCGGCCTGACAGGACGCGATCCGCCGCCAAGTCGTGGAGTAGCACTGCTCATGGAAATGGGAACCGGTAAGAGCCTGACGACCATCGCAGTCGCTGGTCGGCTTTGGCTAGAGGGTGAGATTGAGCGGATGCTTGTCGTCGCCCCACTGTCAATACTGGGCGTCTGGCAAGAGGAGTTTCTCAAATTTGCCGACTTTCCGTATTCGCTTGCCATTCTCAATCGGTCCGGTTCGAGAAAATCCGAGAATCTTCGACAAACTCCGACAGATGGACTGCAGGTCGCGATCATCAACTACGAATCGGCATGGCGGCTGGAAGATGAGCTCGCCGCATGGGACGCGGATCTCATTGTGTGTGACGAAGGGCACAAGATCAAAACGCACAATATCGCAGCGAGCAAATGTATGCATCGTCTAGGAGCAAGGGCGCGATACCGAATGCTGCTGACGGGCACGATCATCACCAACAAGGCCATCGACGTGTTCAGCCCGTACAAATTCCTGAACCCGGCGGTGTTCGGTAACAGCTTCTATGCCTTTCGAAACCGTTACTTTGACATGACTGGGTATGGACTGCACGTTCCAGTAATGAAAACGGGCATGGCGAAGGAACTCACGCGTCGTATCCACAGTATCGCGTTCCGCGCAACGAAAGCCGAGTGCCTGGATCTACCGGAAACGACGGAGATCGAACGGACCGTAGAACTGGAGTCGCAGGCGCACGGCATGTACCGCGAGTTGGTACGCGACAGCTTCATCTCCCTGAAAGATGGAGAGGTGAGCGCGGCGAACGTGCTGACTCGCCTACTGCGGCTTTCGCAGCTGACCGGCGGATTTCTGTGTCAGGACAATTCCGACCGGCCCGTATCGGTGAGCACCGCAAAAATGGCGGCGCTGGCGGACATCGTGGACAGCGCCACGGAGGATGGCAAGAAGCTCGTGATCATCGCCCGGTTCTTGCCTGAGATCGATGCGATCCGCCGGATGCTGGAGAAAAAGAAGATCGAGTACTCCGTCATTTCCGGTGAAATCAGGGATCGAGACGAACAGGTACGCCGGTTTCAGACGGATCCGGGCACAACGGTGTTCGTCGGCCAGATCGCGACAGCGGGGTTGGGCATCGCGCTCACGGCAGCCGACACCATGGTCTTTTACTCCCTGGATTACAGCATGTCCAACTTTGAGCAGGCAAAGGCACGGATCCACCGCGTCGGTCAGAGAAACCCCTGCACCTATGTCTATCTCGTTGCTGCCGGCACCGTTGACGAAAAAGTGCTCCAGGCGCTGCGTGACAAAGCTGACCTGGCTAGAATCCTGATCGACGAATACCGGGCGGGTAAGAACCCGTTCCAAACCAACTGATATGGAGGAGATAGCAATGCAATCAGAGGAACTGTTCGCGCTGGCGGATCAGCTGCGCGAACTGAAAGAAACGAAGAAATACGCAGAGCAGGAGCTCAAGGAGATCTCGGATGAGATCGACCGCATCGATGCGGCACTGGTCGAACAGATGATTGCCAGCGAAACGCAGAATTTCACCCGCAACGGTACGATGTTCTGCCTAACCAGCACGACCCGAGCGTCGGCGGCCGCCGGGCGTAAGGATGAACTGTTTACAGCGCTGCGGGAAGCAGGCTTCGGTGATCTCGTCTACGAGACCGTCAATGCCAACTCGCTCTCTGCGTTTGTCAAGGAACAGACCGCGGAGAATGAGGATACCCTGCCGCAATGGCTCTATGGACTCGTGAACGTATTTGAAAAAACAACGGTTGGCGTACGCAAAGCCGGCCGGTAAAAGGAAAGGAAAACGATCATATGACACAGGAAACAGGAATTATTTCAACGGAGAACGCATTCTCAGAACTTGCACACTTTAACCTCAGCGATGCAATGTCGCAGGAACTCGAGGGATTGAGTCTCTCATTCGAACGGATCAAGATTCCGTCGGCCGGCAGCACAGTGTTTGAACTGCCCGGGGAAGACGACAGCGAGCCTGCAACGGTGAAGGAGTTCACCGGCGTTATCCTCTATCACCATCCGCTGTTCGCGTATTATCGGGATAAATACGCCGGCGGCAATGAACCGCCGGACTGCGGTAGCTTCGACGGCATCACCGGCGAAGGCGATCCCGGCGGCGCATGCGCCAAGTGCCGGTACAACCAGTTCGGCACCGGCGAAGGCGGCGGGAAAGCGTGTAAGAATCGTCGACGTATCTACATCCTGCGCGATGGTGAAGTCTTCCCTCTGCTGCTCTCGCTGCCGACCGGGTCGCTCAAGGAGTTCACTCGCTATATCCAGCGACTGTTGAGCCACGGGAAAAAGTCGATCTCCGTCGTGACGCGTTTCTCGCTCAAGAAAGCGGTCAACACCGGCGGCATCGCCTATTCCCAGGCACAGTTCCGGATCGACCGACCGCTCACAGAAGCAGAACTCACGGCTGTTTCGCAGCTTGCGGAGCAGGTGAAGGAGTACGCAAAGCATACGGCCACCTCTCCGGTCGATCTGGATGAGTTCACCGACATACCGACTCCGTTCGACCCCGTAACGGGGGAGATCGTGGAATCATAACACAACGAACATGGATCGGGGAGCGGAGACGCTCCCCGATGATGATCAGAAAGGGTTTTAAATGAAACACATGCAAAGTATCGAGCGGATCCCGCTCAGTGAAATCTGTATCGAACCGTATCAGCGGGTATTAAACAATGCGCGCGTCAAGCGTATTGCTGACAACTTCGACCCGGCGCGCGTTGGTGTGCTTCTGCTATCAAAGCGCGGGTCGCATAGCTACGCGATCGTGGATGGGCAGCATCGGCTGTGCGCCATGCGCCAGATTGGCGTTCCTGACGCCGTGTGTATCGTGGTGGTCGGTTTGTCCTACGAAGAAGAAGCGAATTATTTCCGGATCCAGACACGTGACACCAATGCGCTCAGCGCTTATTCACTCTACAAAGCTGGAGTGCAGGCAAAGGATGAACATTTCCTGCGAATCGAGGCAATCCTCGTACAAAACGACTATGAGGTCGGTCTAAAAGCGGAACCTATGGTGATCACCGCGGTGAACACGCTATCCCGAGTCATGACCGTACAGGGCGAAAACGCTCTGGATTTGGCACTGAAATGCATCCGTGTTGCCTGGCATGGGGATTCCACAGCGTTGCGACGGGAGATGCTTGCAGGAATATCCGAATTCTCCCGACGGTATGAATCGAAGCTAACACCAGACTTGTTCCGGCAGCGGCTTGGAGGGCTGATTCCTGCTGATTTGTTTTTTGAGTACCGTTCGCGGTGCGAAGGGCGTGTGAATGCACACAACGCATTTAAGCCGATTTACCTGCAGATCTTTTGCGGTATGTTGCGCGATTACTACAACAAGAGCCTCGGCAGTACGTCAAAACTTCGGCTGGGTACGGAGGGCGAGCGGAATGGCAACTGAAACGCGAGTTATTTCGATCGCGTCTGTTCAGGTATCGACGCGCATCCGTAAGGACCCGGGCGACCTGATCGAGCTGGCGGACGACCTTAAGAAGCACGGTCTGATCAACCCGATCACGGTCATGGACTGCCAGAACGGAACATACCAGTTGATCGCCGGCCTGCGCAGATTGGAAGCAGCGAAGCTCATTCAGATGCCAGAACTCCGTGCGACGGTGCTATCGCCCATGCAGGCCGAAGAGATGCTAGAGATCGAGATCGCGGAAAACGAACAGCGCCTCAATTTCACGACCGCCGAGCGTCTTGAATATGCCGAAAAGATCAAGGCGATCGAGCAGGCGAAGGCGCGGGAGCGGATGTCTTTGCATGCACGCGACGGATACAAGAATGAAAATCAGGGTATGCTCGTACGAGCATACCCTGATAAAGGAAACGCAAGAAGTGCTATAGCAAAGCGCACCGGATTTTCTAGTGGCTGCCAATACGAGCGTGCCTTGACAGTGGCGGATAAGCGCCCCGATCTATTGCCGAAGATCGATTCTGGTGAAACGACCATATTCGGTGCATACAAAGAAGCAATCGGCAAGAATGCAAGAGAAGAAGATATCACACAGGGTGATGACGAAATTCCTTTGGATAAACCGCCCGTATCGACCGACCAGGTCGCCCGCGCTGGTGTGATTCGGCTCATGAAGAATCCGCACTTTATGGAATTACGGAAAGAGCTTGAGAATTTGCAATCGGAGGCGACTTCTGCAAAGACGAAGCTGAAGTGGGCTACAGAAGCATATGACAACAAGGTAAAGCATTTTGAGAACAACATCGACTTCCTGTCACGCCGCGTCAGGGAACTGGAACAAGAGAACGCCGAGCTACGTGCCCGGCTGGGAATGGAGGCAAGGCATGAAAAACGAGTTGAATTCGGCAACCCCGACGGCATCATTCGGATTCCCGAGGATTCTTTATCTTGAGCGCGCCAATCGGCAAATGGTGTTTGTCTGCTCCCCATATGCGGGATGCATCAACGAGAACGTCCAGAACGCACGCCGGTATTCGCGGTTTGCTTATCTGAACGGGAAGATGCCAATCACCCCGCACCTGATGTATCCGCTGTTTCTGGATGACCATCTGACGCAGGAACGGCTGGATGGCATGGACATGGGCTTGCGGCTTCTGGATCTGTGCGAAGAGCTATGGGTTTTTGGCGATTGCTATAGCAGCGGGATGCAGCGGGAGATTGCACACGCCTTAGCCCGGTTCATGACGATCCGATACTTTGACCGGGATTGCAATGAGGTAAAGCGGCGTGAGTAGTAAGGTTAAGAAGCGACTTCCGTAAGAAAGGAGGGGTGCCTATGACTGATTTTCAACAGATCCGACAGGAGATCTCAATTGAGGAAGTGGCAAGGTGGCTGGGGATTGAGGTACAAAACGGGAAAGCCAGATGCCCGTTCCATAAGGATCAGACGCCTTCTCTCTCGTTCAAGGAGGGCAGGTTCAAGTGCTTTGGTTGTGATGCATCCGGTGACGCGATTGATTTGGTGGCCAGATCAAGGCATTTGAGCACAGTCGAGGCGGCGCAGGCAATCATCGATGCATTCCACGTTCATTCTGCAACTCCGCCTGCGCAAAAGAAAACGACAGCGCAGAACCATGCTCCAATTTCGGAGTACATCGATCAATGCATCGATGCTTTTACTGTCGCGCCAAGCGCGCAGATGTATCTGCAGGGACGAGGCTTCACCGGCGAGAGTATGCTTGCATTCCGGTTCGGGTTCGATCCTAAGAGAAACGCGATCGTGATACCGTACGGGACGAAAACGGAGTATTACACTTCTCGGAGCATTACGGATAAGCGGTTCTTTAAGCCGCGCACTGAGGATGTCGGGCCGGAGCCACTGTTCTACGAGGAATCGCTTGACCAGGAGGAGCCGGTGTTCGTCGTGGAGAGCGCTTTCTGCGCGTTGTCGATCATGCAGGAAGGCGGCCAAGCCGTTGCAACGTGCGGAACCGGCACCAGGAAACTGATCGATGCGATCAAGGCGCGGGAAGACGTGCCGCCGGTCATTGTGAGCATGGATCGTGACAGCGCCGGCGACGAAGCTGCTGCGAAACTCTGTACGCAGCTCATAGTGCTCAGCGTGACGCATCTACGTACAACGACGCCGGAGGGGTATAAAGACCCCAATGATCTGCTCATGGGCGATCCGGTGTTGTTCCGGGCCTGGGTGCAAGAGTGTATCAACGAGGCGAAGAAGCTGCCGATTCTTCCGCGGCGTAACGCAAGGCAGGAGATTCCGGCCACGGAGGCGTTACGTGCGCTACAGCCGGAATCCAATCCGCGCTATCTCAGTACGGATATCGGAAACAGCCGACTCTTCTCGGATTACTACAGTGGCGTTGCTCGGTATGTGCCAGAGCGAAAGCTTTGGTATATCTTCCTTGGGAAACGGTGGGAGCCGGATATCGGCGGGCTGATGGCGATGGAGCTGTGTAAGGAACTCGCGAACGCGCTCATGGTTTATGCATTCAACATCTCTGACGAGAAGCAGCGAAAAGAGTACATCGACCGATGTAAGAAATGGCAGACGCGCAGGACCCGGGAAACGATCCTCAAAGATGCACAGGGCGTGTATCCGATTCCGATGGATGCGTTCGATACGGATCCGTTCCTGTTCAACTGCCAAAACGGAACAATGCATCTCAAAGACATGACGTTTCGGCCACATGATCCGGAGGATAAGATCACGAAAATCTCGGATGTCGTGTATGACTCGAGCGCATGCTGCGAGCGGTTCGATCTGTTTGTGAACGAGATCATGAGCGGAGACAAGGACCGGGCGCAATTTCTACAACGTTCGCTGGGATATGCGCTCAGCGGCGATACGCGCTTTGAGTGCCTGTTCATTCTGTACGGCGCGACGACCCGGAACGGGAAGGGCACGCTCATGGAAAGCGTGCTCAGAGTCATGGGCGAATACGGAAGTACGGTTCGCCCCGAGACGATCAGTATGAAACAGAATGCCAGCAGCCAAAATCCAACGGAGGACATTGCGCGTTTGGCTGGGATTCGGTTTGCGAACATCTCGGAGCCGAGCAGGGGTTTATTACTCAATGCCGCGCAGGTGAAAAGCATGACTGGCAACGATACGCTCAATGCGCGATTCCTGCACGAGAACAGCTTCGATTTCCAGCCTCAGTTCAAAATCTACATGAATACAAACTACTTGCCGGTGATAACAGATATGACGCTCTTTTCCAGCGGCAGGATCATGATCATACCGTTCGAGCGTCATTTTGAAGAGAACGAGCAAGATAAGACCCTGAAGCCGCTGTTTCGACGACAAAAGAACCAAAGTGCGATCTTGAACTGGCTGCTGAAGGGGTACATGGAATTGCAGCTGGAAGGACTAACCATGCCGGAGTCCGTGCATTTTGCGACGGAACGGTACCGGCATGAGAGCGATAAGGTCGGGTTGTTTATCGAGGACGAAATGGAGCCGCTCCAAAATGCCGAAGAACGCACTTCCGCGGTTTACGACCGGTATAAGAAATGGTGCGACGCCAACGGCTGCTTTGCGGAGAATACTCGTAATTTCAAGCAAATTCTCGCGATGTATGGACGTGTGGAACGAAAACGGCCGTATGCCGGAGGCAGTGAAACAACGATGCTGATCGGGTTTAAGTTAAGGTTTGATACCGGTGGATTTACTGATTACAAAGGCAAAATACCGTTTGATTGAACCTCTGTCGCAGCTTGTCGCAGGAAAAACAGGTTATATGTAAAGAAAGCTCTTTTTATAGGGAATACCCCAAAAACCTGCGACAAGCTGCGACAAGAGAAAAATACCGCATTACACCTGGGTTTTTCAAAATTCAGCTCATATTTTTTATCTAGGAGAGTTTACAACATGTTGGAGAAAGACATCGTTGCCGCGATCATGCGGCTACTAAAGAGAATTCCGCGCTGCTTTGCCTGGAAAGAGCATGGCGGAATGTACGGGTCAGCTGGGATTCCCGATGTGATCTGCTGCCTGGACGGCCGATTCTTCGCCTTTGAGGTAAAAACACCGGAAGGCAGGCTGACGAAGCTGCAGGAGAAAACGATACATAGGATTAAGGTCGCCGGCGGCCACGCGTATGTGGTTCGGTCGGTAGAGGATGTCAAGGCCGTCCTGTGGGCATATGCAGGAATAGAAGTTTAGCGAAGGAGGTTAAAAATATGGATGCCAAAGAATACTTATCGCAGGCATATCGCATTGACCAGCGGATCAATAGCAAGCTGGAACAGGTGATGTCCCTGCGTGCCCTGCTGGGTAAAGCAACCGGTACGCTCTCCAGTGCGCCGAAAGCGGCGACTCCGAACCTACACTCCATGGAGGATACCATCTGTAAAATGGTCGACATGGAAAATGAGATCAACGACGACATCGATACGCTGGTCGATCTGAAAGCGGAGATCATGCGCTGCATAAAGCAGCTAGATAACACAGAGTATCAGACGCTACTGGAACTGCGTTATCTGTGTTTCAAACGCTGGGAGGAAATCGCTATCGATCTAAACTACAGTATGCAATATGCTTTTCGCATGCATGAGCGGGCGTTGGAAGCAGTTGCAGCTTTTCTGAAAGAGGAGAGTAAAGTTGATTGAAAGAGAGTTCATCCATTTGATATTGTTATGCTAACGAAAAAGACGAGAGCCTCCGCTGGCAGTAAAATGCGGAGGCTCTTTTGCTTTCCTTTGGAGGACTGGGATGCCATACAAACCCAAGCGTCCATGCTCCCACCCAGGATGCGGCAGGCTTACTGACGGACGATACTGCGATGAGCACAAGCATATCGCTGAGCGTCAGTATAACCAATACCTGCGTGATCGTGACACCAACAAACGATACGGTCGCGCGTGGAAGAAGATCCGTGCGCGTTTTTTATTACGGCATCCTTTGTGTGAGCAGTGCCGGAGCGAAGGCAGGCTGACTGCCGCTGATGAAGTGCATCACATTCTACCGCTGGCAAAAGATGGATCGAACGACGAAGACAACCTCATGGCGTTATGTAAGAGCTGCCACTCGAAGATTACGATCAGCAGCACCAACACAAGACAAAATTCACACACTGAATGATCCGGTGGGGGGCATTTTACCTCTGTGACCTTTTCAACTGGACAACGCGGTCGGGTCGCGTGTAAATTTTCGCGAAAGTTTTGAGGGGAATAGCCCCATAAGTTTTACTTGGGAGGAAATACACATGGGAAGACGAGGCCCGGCAGCAGGCCAGGGCGGCAGGCCGCCGAAACCGCTGGCGGATAAAGTGTTAGAAGGTAACCTCGGTAAGAGAAAGCTTACCGTTGTCGAATTCCCCGGTGCCAGCGATTTTCATGGCGTGAATATGCCTCCGCCGCAGGAGATGCTGTCTGCCGTTCAGAAGGACGGCAAGCCGCTTATCGCGTCAGAGATCTATGAGCGGACCTGGAGCTGGCTGAACGAACGTGGCTGCGCGAGCATCGTCTCCCCACAGGTGTTAGAGCGATACGCCATGAGCGCCGCGCGCTGGATTCAGTGTGAAGCGGCAATTACGGAATACGGGTTCCTCGCAAAGCATCCGACGACGGGTAACGCGATTCAGTCTCCGTATGTGGCTATGAGCCAGAACTACATGGCGCAAACAAACCGACTCTGGTATGAGATCTTCCAGATCGTGAAAGAAAACTGCGCCGCCGACTACACCGGCTCCAATCCACAGGACGATGTTATGGAGCGCCTGCTGACCGCTCGAAGGGGGAAATGAGTATGGACGAAGTACAGACATTTATCCATTCGCTCCGATACCATCGCCTGACAAGCCAGCAGCGCAAGACGCTGCGCGGGCAGGCGCTCGCGGGCAATCTCCCGGCGGCGCAGGCTGGCCTAAGAAGAATTGTGCCGAAAGGAATCAATCATGGTCATTCAAACACTGCCGGTCGATAAGCTCGTTCCGGCGGATTACAATCCTCGTAAGGACTTAAAGCCCGGTGACCCGGAATACGAGAAGCTGAAGCGCTCGATTACAGAATTCGGATATGTGGAACCGGTGATCTGGAATAAGACGACAGGCCACGTCGTCGGCGGACACCAGCGCTTGAAGGTGCTGATCGATACCGGTGTAACCGAGGTCGAGTGTGTTGTCGTGGAAATGAGTGAAGAGAAGGAAAAAGCGCTCAACGTAGCGCTGAATAAGATTAGCGGCGAATGGGACAAGGATAAGCTCTCTTTGTTGATCGCTGATCTTCAGGGTGCGGATTTCGACGTATCTCTGACCGGCTTCGACGCGCCTGAGCTGGATGCGCTGTTCAAAGATGCGCAGCGCGCCGATGTTCATGACGATGATTTCGATGTGGATGCTGCGCTCAAGGAGCCTGCGATCACGAAACTGGGCGACCTCTGGCTACTCGGCAAACACAGGCTCGTCTGTGGCGACAGTACGAAGCGGGATGTGTTCGACATTCTCATGGACGGCGGTCAAGCCAACCTCGTGGTCACCGATCCCCCTTACAATGTGAATTACGAAGGCACCGCTGGGAAGATCAAAAACGATAACATGGCAGATGCAGCGTTTTACGATTTCCTGCTCGCTTCCTTTCAGAACATGGAAGCGTGCATGGCGAATGACGCGTCGATTTATGTGTTCCATGCGGACACTGAGGGATTGAATTTCCGCAGAGCATTCTCGGAAGCGGGATTCTATCTCTCCGGCACTTGCATCTGGAAGAAGCAATCTCTGGTGCTTGGGCGAAGCCCGTACCAGTGGCGTCATGAGCCGGTCTTGTTCGGCTGGAAGAAAAAAGGAAAACACGAATGGTACGCCGATCGGAAGCAGACGACGATCTGGGAGTTCGATAAACCCAAGCAGAACGCCGACCATCCGACCATGAAGCCGGTGGAACTGCTGGCATATCCGATTCTGAATTCCAGCATGGCGAATTGCATCGTGCTCGATCCCTTCGGTGGTAGCGGTAGTACCCTGATCGCCTGCGAACAAACAGATCGGATCTGCCGGATGATCGAGCTGGATGAAAAGTACTGTGATGTGATCGTTCGAAGAACTGTCGAGCAGCTGAATGGTTCCGATGACGTGTTCCTGATTCGTAACGGCGAACGAATTCCTTTCAAAGAAATCGTCGAAAACACAGAAAAATAGCTTGATAAGTACATCTTTGAGAGGCATGTATGTACTACCAAATTCAAGGAGGTAGACATTATATGCAGATCAAGTACCACCTAGAAGGCAGCGAGCGCAAAGCGCTGTTGGCTGTCATGCGCGAAATCTTGCAGGATACTCCCAAGTACATGGGACCGCCGACGTTTTCTTTCGAGATAGGACCATACACCATCGACCGGCATGGGACATTAGATTGTCCAGATTACTTGGATTCCAAGCAGGTCGCCATGTTGATCTGCGAACTGGAGCGAGATGGGTTCATCGGCGAACGGATTTGCTGGCCGGCGAAGCCCATCGAGCGAAAAGCGGCGGAAATGCCTAAGCAAGAGATCGTGACACCTACACTTGACGGCCTTGATCGGCTTTCGGTCGAGATGCCTCGGGACGACATGACGCCCACCGCAATGGAAAACCTGCGGCGGCTGGTTGCGAGCAAGGCAACGTTACTGAAAAAGGCGCTCGGTACAGGCAGCCTTCCGATGACAGAGCACTCCGACAGGATCGAGTTCGGATGGTTTCGGCTGACTGACGATCAGGCAGAGCTTGCTGCCTACTACCAACTGGTACAGGGTCTTTGCGAACTGGCTCGCACACAGAAGCGCGTCAGCGCGTCGGAACAGGAAGTCGAAAATGAGAAGTACGCCTTTCGCTGTTTTCTACTCCGGCTTGGATTCATTGGGCAAAACTACAAAGATTCACGCCGTGTGCTTCTGAAAAGGCTCACCGGCAACGCAGCGTTCCGCGATGCACGGGAAGCGGGTGATCAAGCATGAACGGAATTCATTCGGAGCTGCTGAAACAGCTCAAAGAATATTATAAGCCTGGTACAAAAGTGCGGTTGGTACACATGAACGACCCCTACACACAAATTCCAGTAGGCACCATCGGGGAAGTGCTTTATGTCGATTCACTTGGAACGATTCACACGGCTTGGAGCAACGGAAGCACTCTCGGCGTGGTTTTTGGTGAAGATGAATGCGTGAAGATCGAGGAGGGTGAATTTGAATAACCGACTTTTTGCAGCGTACGGCGCTGGTCTGAACCGCACCGAAATGGAGAAGCATTGCCCGACCGCAAAGCTGATCTGCTCCGCGGCGTTGAAGAATTACAGACTTTCTTTTCGCGGCAGCAAAGCCGGCGCATTGGCGACGATCGAAAAAGCGAAAGGCGGTAGCGTTCCCGCGCTGCTTTGGGAAATTTCACCGCAGGATGAATTAGCGCTTGATCGCTGGATCGGTGTGCCGGAGCTGTATCGGAAAACGGCGATCAAAGTGCGCCGCGACGGTACTCTGGTAGATGCACTGATCTACATCTTAATCAGTGGCAAACCACAGAACAAGCCGAGCGCTTTCTATTACAGCACGCTCTTAGAAGGGTACATAGCGGCGGGGTTTGATACGACGATTCTGAAAACGGCAGTACAGGAAGGCGATCCGAACGCATCGGGTGCATAAATCGCCGCAACGCCGCGTTGCGCAACGTCGCCGCCACTGAGCGGTTTATGGAGCAACTGGGGCGTTTGCCCCAACAGCGCACTATAACCAAACCAAATCGGACACGGAGGCTCACGCGGGCCTCCTTGTTTGCTTGGTGATGAGGGTCGCTACTTCTGCAGCATAACAAAAACGATACCAATTACTCCAATAACGAGCCCGATGATGAGCATGACCAAATCAGCCTTATTGCTGGTTCCGATTGTATTGACCTCGTCCGGCTTTTGCGGATTATACAGGATGGGTAGAATCTGACCGATGTGATATGTGTCCGAATGATAGGCTTTGGTGTACTTTCTCTCGTACGTTGTTCCATCGATAACATATGAGATTGTGGGAAGATATTCTCTTGTGAAGATGCCATTTCTTCGCCGGACAAGTTCCCTAATTTCAATCACATCAGCATTCGTTTCTGCGGTGCAATGTTTCGTTTTAACAGCGCGTCGGATCATGTTGATGGAAGTAACAAGCACAAATGCGAATGCAACGATCCATAGAACAATAGCGATGAACATACAAGACGCTCCTTTCAAATTCGGTTGAGTATCCTTTTCAGACAGTGAACCAAACGCAGAACACAATATCATTATATTCTTTCTCATGATTATCGCAATGTATCAGATCATGACAAATTAACCCGAAGGAATCTTTGCTTGATAGGAGGCGGTGATGCTACGGAAACTGAAGAAATACACGCCAACTCCCTTCAAAGCAAAGGACTCGGTGTACGACAAATTGGCTGCGGATCATGCTGTGGCATTTATCGAATGCCTTTCTCACACTAAGGGTACATGGGCGGGTAAGCTGTTTTTGTTGATCGACTGGCAGGAACAGATCATCCGCGATGTGTTTGGCACACTGAAGCCCAGCGGATACCGCCAGTTCAATACGGCGTATATCGAAATACCAAAGAAGAATGGAAAATCAGAGCTTGCTGCAGCGATCGCGCTGCTTTTAACCTGCGGCGATAATGAAGAGCGCGCCGAAGTGTATGGATGCGCCGCCGACCGCCAGCAGGCGTCGATTGTGTTCGAGGTCGCTAAGGACATGGTGACCATGTGTCCGGCGCTGGCGAAGCGTGTGAAGATCCTCGCGTCGCAGAAGCGGATCGTGTACCTGCCGACCGGGAGTTACTATCAGGTGCTCTCAGCGGACGTCGCCAATAAACACGGCTTCAATACACACGGAGTGATCTTCGACGAGCTGCACACACAGCCGAACCGTCGCCTTTTTGACGTTATGACTAAGGGCAGCGGTGATGCGCGCATGCAGCCGCTTTATTTCCTGATCACCACCGCAGGTGACAACACCAACTCCATCTGCTGGGAAGTTCATTCGAAGGCGAAGGATATTCTCGACGGCAGGAAGACCGACCCGACATTCTACCCCGTGATCTACGGTACCGAAGAGAACGATTCCTGGACTGATCCCAAAGTTTGGAAGAAAGCGAATCCGTCGCTCGGGATTACGGTGGGCGTCGATAAAGTGAAAGCCGCGTGCGAAAGCGCACAGCAGAACCCGGCCGAAGAGAACGCGTTTCGACAGCTTCGGTTGAACCAGTGGGTCAAACAGGCGATTCGCTGGATGCCGATGGATATGTGGGATAAATGCGCGTTTCCGGTTGACCCCGAAACGCTCAAAGGGCGTGTCTGCTATGGCGGTCTTGACCTTTCGTCCAGCACGGACATTACAGCATTCGTGCTTGTTTTCCCGCCACTGGATGAAGATGACAAGTACTATATCCTACCGTTTTTCTGGATCCCGGAGGAGAACATCGCCCTGCGCGTGCGGCGCGATCATGTGAACTATGACCTTTGGGAGAAGCAGGGATTGTTGCTGACGACCGAGGGCAACGTCGTGCATTACGGGTTCATCGAGACGTTCATTGAACAGCTCGGCAAAGTGTACAACATCCGCGAGATCGCGTTTGATCGTTGGGGTGCGGTGCAGATGGTACAGAATCTTGAGGGTATGGGCTTTACAGTGGTTCCGTTCGGCCAGGGGTTCAAGGACATGTCCCCGCCGACGAAGGAACTCATGAAGCTGACGCTGGAGCAGAGGATCGCGCACGGCGGTCAGCCGGTTTTGCGCTGGATGATGGACAACATCTACATTCGTACGGATCCGGCGGGGAACATCAAGCCGGACAAAGAAAAAAGCACCGAGAAAATCGACGGTGCTGTTGCAACGATCATGGCTCTGGACCGGGCGCTGCGGAACGGTAGCGGAGAGAGCACCAGTGTATACGATGGCCGAGGATTGCTGGTGTTTTAGAAAAGGCACATCCGGTTAAGGATGTGCCTTTGAAATTACCTGTTGCTTCTGAAGCAATCGCTGCACAGGATCGGTCGGTCGGTACGGGGCTGGAAGGGAACCTGGCAGGCTTTGCCGCATTCCGAGCAAACTGCGTCATACATCTGGCGCGGTGCGTTGTCGCGGTATCCGCCATCGCGGGAACCGCCTCTGGGTGCGCCTTTACGAGCGACGCGGCAGGATTTGCAACGCTGCGGTTCGTTCGTAAAACCTTTTTCGGCGAAAAACTCTTGCTCGTTGGCAGTAAAGGTGAATTCTTGTCCGCAATCTTTGCAGACGATGGTCTTGTCGCTGTACATCAAATACCTCAAATAAAATATTGTATGGTGCGAAAATACACCACACAAGTGCCACTGTACTGCTTTTTTCTAGGTATGTCAATCAAATGTTCCATGGAGGAAACGCATGAATCCACTTCGAGCGATATTTCACTCCCGCGACAAACCGAAAGATTCTCTTAACGGCAGTCGCTATAGCTTCTTCTTTGGCGGCACATCGAGCGGGAAGCCTGTGAACGAAACGACCGCTATGCAGATGACGGCAGTGTACTCCTGTGTGAGAATTCTGTCGGAAACCGTTGCGGGGCTGCCACTGAACGTCTACAAGTACAACGATAGCGGTGGGAAAGAGAAGGCGTTTAAACACCCGCTTTACCGGTTGCTGCACGATGAGCCTAACCCCGAGATGACTAGTTTCGCGTTTCGGGAGACGCTCATGAGCCACCTGCTGTTGTGGGGTAACGCCTACGCGCAGATCATCCGAAACGCCAGAGGCGAAGTAGTCGCGCTCTACCCGCTCATGCCGAACAAAATGACAGTCGACCGTGATCAGAACGGCCGGCTTTTTTATTTGTATCAGCGCGGGTTGGAGGATCCGAGCACACTCGGCAAATCGACACAAGTGCCCCTTTCGCCATCTGACGTGTTGCACATTCCCGGACTCGGCTTCGACGGCTTGATCGGTTACTCGCCGATCGCCATGGCGAAGAACGCGATTGGATTGGCGATCGCCACCGAGGAGTACGGCGCGAAGTTCTTCGCCAACGGCGCGGCCCCTTCCGGCGTGCTGGAACACCCCGGAACGATAAAAGACCCGTTGCGGGTGAAGGAAAGCTGGAACTCAGCGTATCAGGGCAGCGCGAATTCCCACAAGATCGCGGTGCTCGAAGAGGGCATGAAGTATACAGCGATCGGAATCGCGCCGGAGCAGGCGCAGTTTCTGGAGACACGCAAGTTCCAGATCAACGAGATCGCGCGGATCTTTCGCGTGCCGCCGCACATGCTGGCCGACTTGGAGAAATCGTCGTTCAGCAACATTGAGCAGCAGTCGCTCGAATATGTAAAGTACACCCTCGATCCCTGGGTCGTGCGCTGGGAACAGAGCATGTGCCGGGCGTTATTCAGCGAGAGCGAAAAACCGACGTACTTCATTCGGTTCAATGTCGACGGTCTTCTCCGCGGCGACTATGCCTCGCGCATGAGCGGGTATGCCACCGCGCGTCAAAACGGATGGATGAGCACAAACGATATCCGCGAGCTGGAAAACCTCGATCGCATCGCGCCGGAGCTCGGCGGTGATTTGTATCTCATCAACGGAGCCATGACAAAGCTGGAGGACGCAGGGTTGTTCGGGGAAGCACAGCAGAAAAAGGAGGATTCTTCTTGAAACGACAATTTTGGAATTGGGTGCGTAATGAAGACGGCATCCGCACATTGACCATCGACGGCGTGATTGCCGAAGAGAGCTGGTTTGACGACGACGTCACGCCGAAACTGTTTCGGGAGCAGCTAAACGCTGGCACGGGCGACATCGTGATTTGGGTCAATAGCCCAGGTGGCGATTGCGTCGCAGCAAGTCAGATCTACACCATGCTCATGGAGTACAAGGGCCGGGTGACCGTCAAGATCGACGGTATCGCGGCAAGCGCCGCGTCGGTGATCGCCATGGCCGGCACCGAAGTGCTCATGGCCCCGACCAGCTTGCTCATGATCCATAACCCGCTGACGGTAGCCATCGGCGATAGCGAAGAGATGCAAAAAGCGATCGCCATGCTGGACGAGGTGAAGGAAAGCATCATCAACGCATATGAGCTGAAGACGGGCATGTCCCGCGCGAAGATTGCGCACCTCATGGACGCAGAAACGTGGATGAACGCAAACAAAGCGATCGAGCTCAGGTTCGCTGACGGTATCTTGACACGCGACACGGGTGCGCCGGACGGTATCCCGATCAACAGCTACCAGTTCAGCCGCCGTGCCGTGACGAATTCGCTCCTGAGCAAAATCCCGAATACAGCACACAAGCAACCTTCTGAGCCGCTGTATCAGCGGCTCAATCTTTTGAAGAAATAAAGGAGAGAAATACATGAACCAGATTCAGGAACTTCGCGAAAAGCGTGCAAAAGCGTGGGACGCAGCGAAAGCATTTCTCGACACCAAACGTGGTTCGGACGGACTTCTCGCCGCCGAGGACGTCACAACCTACGAAAAGATGGAAGCCGACGTCGTCAACCTCGGCAAGGAGATCGATCGGTTGGAACGGCAGGCTGCGCTTGACGCTGAGCTAAACAAACCCACCGCCGACCCGCTGACGAGTAAACCGGCGCTTGCAGCCGTTGACCAGAAAACGGGTCGCGCATCGGACGCATACAAAAAGGCATTCTGGAACGCGATCCGCTCCAAGAACCCGAGACCTGAGATTCTGAACTCTCTGGTCGAAGGCACTGACAGCGAGGGTGGTTACCTAGTTCCCGACGAGTTCGAGCGTACGCTCGTGCAAAAGCTAACAGCTGCAAATGTGCTGCGTCCGCTCTGCCATGTGATCCAGACCAGCTTCGGCGATCGAAAGATCCCTGTGGTTGCGTCGAAGGGTACCGCTGACTGGGTCGACGAAGAGGGTACCTACCCGCTCTCGGACGACACCTTCTCGCAGGTTGTTCTCGGCGCGTATAAGCTTGCGACCATGATCAAGGTCTCCGAAGAGCTTCTCTCCGACAGCATCTTCGATATCGAAGGGTATGTTTCCGAGCAGTTCGGCAAGCGCATCGGTGACAAGGAAGAGGATGCGTTCCTCACCGGCAACGGTGTGAGCAAACCCATCGGCATTCTGCACACGACCGGTGGCGCGGAAGTCGGTGTGACCACGGCGGGTGCGGCTGCAATCACGGGCGATGAGCTGATCGACCTTGTGTACTCGCTCCGTGCACCGTACCGCAAGAGCGCGGTGTTCGTGCTCAACGATACGACCGTGAAGCTGCTGCGCAAACTCAAAGACGGTGACGGTCAGTATCTCTGGCGTCCGGGCATTACGGAAAATGCGCCGGACACGATTCTGGGTCACCGGATCGTCACCAGCGAGTTCATGCCGGGCGTTAGCGCGGGCAATAAATCCATCGCGTTCGGCGACTTCTCCTACTACTGGATCGCCGACCGTCAGGGCCGCACCTTCAAACGTCTGAACGAGCTGTACGCAACCACCGGTCAGATCGGTTTCCTCGCATCGCAGCGGCTCGACGGTAAGCTGATTCTGCCCGAAGCGATCAAGGTCCTGCAGCAGAAAGCGTAATGGAGGGTATATGGAGATCATTGAGACTCCGGCGGGAGATATGACCCGCAACTGTAAAAACTACCTAACCGACGGCGGAGATCGGTTGGTGATTGGCGGTACTCTGGAGGTGCTGGATACCGCCACCGTCACCGGCTTGCAATCGGGATATGCAACTGAGCAAACCGCTGGCAGCGTATATCAGGCGATGAATCAAGCTGCGAGCGCCGCAACAACAATCTCCGACCTCACGAGCGATTTCAACGCTCTGATGCAGAAGCTCAAGGATGCCGGGATCATGGCGGCAGACCAGCCGGGTTCGATGTGA